TCTGTGAAAAGGACGATACTCCCATTCAGAACCTGATTGATGGTATCATCGAGTTGTACCTGAGCACTCTCTACAAGCTCCGCTTCTTAGCGTAAGGAACGATTATGGAACTTCTGCATCCCTTAGCCGACGGTAACTACCCGGCTGACTCCGATACCACCAGCGGCACTGCTGTCAGCCTTGGTCCGTGGCCTCCTGGTCCGCAGGGCGTTCTGGTGTGGTGTACGCAGGATGCCTACATCGCTGTAGGTGAAGGTGTAACGGCTACTTCTGCCAGCACTCCGATTCCTGCTTACACACCAATTCCTTTTTACGCTCCGCAAACAGGCACCGGCGCTCCTTGGCGTGTTAGTGCCCTTCAGGTGTCAACCGCTGGCACCGTGTTTGCTAAACCGATCAATATACGATGAGCTGGGGTGTAGGACTGCGAACCGCTGTAGCCGTTGGGCTAGGTGGTATTGTCAGTTTCTTTTCCGGCTACGGGCGAGATCAAGAATTTGGTAACTTAGAAACCGAGTCCGGCGCAAACCTCGTTCAAGAGGACGGCGGCTTTATCCTGTTGGAGTAGTAAATGACCACGATTGTCAATCTTTCAATTTACGGCGGGGTTGGTTGGCAATTTTTTGACAACAACGGAAATCCACTGGTCGGTGGCTTGCTTTACACATATGAAGCAGGAACCACTACACCATTAGCCACATATACGTCCAGTGCTGGTACAACAGCTCACACGAACCCAATTCAATTAAATTCCGCTGCCAAAGTACCAGGTGGTGAAATTTGGCTTGATTATTCTAAAAAATACAAATTTGTATTAAAAACTTCCACAGATGTATTACTTAACACCTATGACAATATTGGTGGAAGTTTTAACTTAAGTGATTATGTTGAGCAATTTGAAGGCGATGGTGTTGAAACAGAATTTGTTTTAACTTCTACAACGCCTACCACATTGATAAATATTTACATTAACGGTGTTTATCAGAACAAAGATACTTATGTTTTAGCGATTGACACCATTACTTTTTCTGAAGCACCTCCTTACAACTCTACAATTGAAGTTGTTTACAGCTAATCGGAGCCTGATATGGCAGATAAAAAAATTTCACAACTTCCAGCGGCAACAACTCCGCTTGCTGGCACAGAAGTATTACCAATTGTTCAAAGCGGCACTACAGATAAAGTTTCTGTTGCTGATTTAACTGCTGGCCGTGCAATTAGCGCAACAGAATTGACTTTAACGACAGGCAACCTAGTCATCGGCACGTCTGGTAAAGGAATTGACTTTAGCGCAACTCCCGCAGCAGGGATGACGAGTCAGTTGCTGAGTGCGTATGAGGAAGGGACTTGGACGCCCGACCAGGGCGCGGGACTTACGGTTGTTGGCACTTTTACCTCAAACGGTTCATACACGCAAATTGGTCGCATGGTTACTATCCAAGGGCAGGTCAAAGGTTCCACTTCAATAGCTTGTTCGGCATTCGGTATCATTTGTTCAAATTTGCCTTTTTCTTCAGGTTCTAAGGCATTTGCTGGGGTTTTGTACGGCGGTTCGCCCACTGTTGGCGGCGTTACCGCAAACTCGGTCAATAATTTGTATTCTGTTGAGGCGGTAAGCGCCGGAACAGAAATTACGTTTACTGTTATTTTGTTTGTGTAAGGAAAATTATGAGCCTTACTAAAGTCACATATTCGATGATTAACGGCGCGCCTGCTAACGTTGTTGATTACGGTAGCGGATCTGAGCTTGGTGCTTTGCTTCAAGCCGCCATCAATGACGGCGCAACTTACGTTGAAATTCCAGACGCGACAAACTGGACTTGGACAACGCCTGTTGTGTTGCCATCACTTTGGCGCGGCAGAATTGTTTCTCGACAGTCTAAAGACAATAACCACGCAATTATTGCTAAAACAGGGCATAACAATCCCTGTATTGATGCACAAGGCGCGCTTTTTGTAGATTTGGAAGGATTTAATGTTGTTGCTGACGACTCAACAAGTACGGCACCCGCTTGTTTTGTAGTCTTTGCAAGAATGCCTTCCGGGGCATCGTCCAGCAATCACCGAGTTGTAAATAATCTTATTGAAGGTCAATGGTATTATTGCGGAATTTACAACTGCGGCGGCGAAGAACTGTATTTTGAAAATAATTATGTTTCAATTTACGGAACTAGCAACGCGATTACATATCAAACAGCTTCTATTGTTCACACGCTAAATGAAGAAAGCTATTTTAGCGGTATTGTCACAAAAGCGTCGCGTGCAAATGCCGTATCAACATCTGCAATCAAACACGTCGGCGATGTTGTTAAAAACTTCAACGTTGGAGGTTCTGCGCTTTACGTTGGTCCAAACGCAAACGACATTTCGTTTGATCTGACATACGGGTATACTGCCGGCGATTCTTATTTTCTGTCACTTGGCGGATATTTTGACGGAATTCGTTTAGGTGCAGATCGAGTAGAAACTGAAAAATCAAGTCCAATTGTTTACGCGCCGACTGAAAATGATTCCGGACTTATTGAATTGTATCGCGGTGCTTTCCGACGAGGGGGACCGGTCAATTCTGCAAAATCTGCTGTTCTTATTAATGGAACAACATCTCAACAGATCAACATTAAAATTGATGGGACAGTCTGCTGGCAAACATCATTTGGCGGTGGGACAGAGGACATTTATCTTGTCAAATCGTCTAGGAAAACAGTTTGTGACATTAGCTTTCTGAATGGTGGTTTGATTGGTACGTTGGCGAACACGGTTGTGAACATTGCTCAACTGCAAAGTTCCACCATCGTAATGGGTAAAGCGTCAAACCTTACTATTGGATCTGAAATTGGCGGGAATAAGTATTGGTTTACTTATGATTTTCTTACTTCTGATCCATCATACAAATTTTCAGGTGGTTCCAGCTTTACGAACGGTGAAACAAATTTTAGTGGGGGCACTGCGTTTTTTAATGCCGTTTATAATAACTATTCAGCTCAATGGTCAACTTCTGATAGCGTAAATTTAACACCTCATATTTATTATTACAATCCTAACGGTCAGGTTGGTTCTATTACCACACTTGGCTCGTCAACAGCTTATGCAACTTCTTCTGACTATAGGTTAAAAGAAAACATTGAGCCAATGACTGGTGCTTTGGATTTGATAATGGCTCAACGGCCTGTTACCTACAAATGGAAAGTTGACGGTTCTGCTGGTAAAGGTTTTGTTGCTCATTGGCTACAAGAAGATGGTGCACCTGAGTGCGTAATTGGTGAAAAAGACGCTGTTGATAGTGATGGAAACCCAATCTATCAAGCAGTTGATTCAAGTTTCTTGATTGCTACTTTAGTAAAAGCAATTCAAGAATTAAAAACAGAAGTAGATGCGCTAAAGCAGGCTAAACTTTAATAACAGGCTGGATGGCCTATTTGGAAACGAAGGGAAATCATGGCACTAGAAAAACAAGTAGTAGTTGACCTTATCGAAACAATCGAAAACGGTTGCGTTCAAGTTCGTACCAAAACCGCTATTCTTGAAGATGGCGTACAAATCTCTGGTACATTCCATCGTCACGTTGTAGCACCGGGTCAGGACTACAGTAAAGAAGATGCTCGCGTACAAGCGATTTGCGCTGCTGTGCATACGCCAGAAGTGGTTGCCGCATACGAAGCTGCTCAAGAAGCTAACAAGCCTGTAGCGGAATGATTGTAGCCCTGCTATTCATTTTCATCCTTCTTCAGATTGCGGACAGCCTAACAACTGTTCACATTCTGAAGAATGGTGGTCGGGAAGCCAATTTGTTTATGAATTGGCTTTTTGACAAGATCGGTATTCCGGCAGCATTAGCTGTAATGAAAGTGTTTGTGATCATTGCAGTATTTATTGCTTGGGACGAGTGGCTGACATTCGGCTTAACTGTCGCTTATATGGGCGTTGTAGGCTGGAACAGCTACCAAATTTATAAGTCTTGACATACACTTTGTAATGTGTAACATCTGCATTAACTGTACTGGTGCAGCACACCAGGGATTCTCAGGAATCAAAAATGAGTGAAAATGAACTAGCGGGTGAAATCCCCGTGCCGGAACAGGATGTAACGGCTGCACCTGAACCCGAAGTTTCTTCGCCGGAAGTAACTGCTGAAGAACAGCAACCAGAAGAACAACCTGCTGCGAAAACATTCACACAGGAAGAACTGGACGCTGCAATCGGTAAGCGACTTGCACGAGAGCAACGCAAGTGGGAACGTGAGCAACAACGTCGTCAAGCGGAAACGCAAGCGACCAAAGCTCCTGTTGACCTGCCGCCTGTTGATCAGTTTGAGTCCCCGGAAGCCTATGCAGAAGCACTGGCTGAACGTAAGGCTGAAGAACTGCTTGCCAGACGGGAAGCTGAACGTCAGCAATCGGAAACGATTGAGGCGTATCACGAGCGTGAAGAAGAAGCTCGGAATAAGTATGATGACTTTGAACAAGTCGCATATAACCCGCAGCTGCGAATCACCAATGTGATGGCCGAGACAATTCAGGCTTCGGAAGTTGGTCCTGATGTAGCTTACTACCTCGGATCAAATCCCAAAGAAGCAGACCGCATTTCCAAATTGTCGCCTTTCTTGCAAGCCAAAGAAATCGGTCGGATCGAAGCCAAATTGGTAGCTGAACCGGTCACAAAGAAAACCTCTAGCGCCCCAGCGCCTATTGCACCTGTAACAGCCCGTACCTCCGGTACACCGTCTTATGACACAACTGATCCCCGCTCTGTCAAAACCATGAGCACATCTGAGTGGATTGAGAACGAACGGCTGCGCCAGATCAAGGCTTGGGAAGCTAAACACCGCTAATTTCATTTTTGAAAGGAAGTTATTATGTCAAATAGCATTTTGACCATTGACATGATTACCCGTAAAGCTCTTGAAATCCTCGAGAACAACCTGGTAATCACCCGCAACGTGAACCGTCAGTACGACGACAGCTTTGCTGTTGAAGGCGCTAAGATCGGTTCGACTCTGCGTATCCGTCTGCCTGACCGCGCTCTGGTCACTGATGGTGCCGCTCTGCAAGTTCAAGACGACAACGAACAGTACACAACCCTGACTGTTGCTTCGCAAAAGCACATCGGTGTGAACTTTACGTCTGCCGAACTGACCATGCAGTTGGACGACTTCGCTGAGCGTGTTCTGAAGCCAC